AGCTCAACCCAACCCTGGACGCGGCGCTGAATTTGCGCTTCACCCAGCCGGACGGGACGGTGCGGCAGATCGATTGCTACTGCGCGGAGGGGCCGCAGTTCTCGAAGCGAGACGCGTTCCGCTATGCCGGCCAGCGGGCGGCGGTGCGGCTGATCTGTCCCGACCCGGCCTGGTACGACCCGACCCGGCAAAGCGTGCGGATCGTGGGCGAGACGGGCGGCAGTGGTTTTGCCTTCCCGATGGCGGTGCCGTGGGTGTTTGGCGGGACGACGGTGGGGGCGGAGACGGCGCTGGCCTACACCGGGACGTGGATCGAATACCCGGAGATCGAGATCATCGGGCCGGTGGCTGATCCTAAGATCGAGCACCTGGACACGGGCGAGGTGCTGGACTTTGACGGGACGACGATCGCGGATGGGGACAGTTACACCATCGATCTGAGATACGGGTACAAGACGGTGGTGGATAGGTCGGGGGTCAATCAGATTGCAAACCTGACGGCGGATAGCGACCTGGCGACCTGGCACCTGTTCCCAGGGACGAACAACTTGCAATTCAGCGGGACGAGCGCGGGGACGAACACGGCGATCGTGGTGCGCTGGTATAACCGCTATATCGGAGTGTGATAGGTTTGAACACGTTTTCCATGCCGATAATTAGGATTTCCAGTGCCAGAATAAGCGAGACTATCGTGCTCATTCCGACATTTCTGGCTGCAAAATTTGCGGCGATCGGCCTGGGAGGCTTTAACCAAGAAGGAATTATGGCATTGTGGACAAATCTTTTCAATTTTGTTTGGCCGTTTCAAAGGATGCGATTTCAGATATTCGGCTCTCGCATCTGGAGAAGTCCAGCCTTTATAACTTTTCGTCAATCCCTTAGAGACCTTTGCCATTGCACTATTATCAAATTTATTTTTGGCGCAAAAATCGTTGAGATCATGGATAATCAGGCTTTCCCCAGTTGGAGAAACCAGGTACCAATCCATCGACATATTAGCTTTGGCCTGGTCGGAGCGTTTCTTTCCGGATTGGATAATACTAAGTTTTATCCGTGTACGAAGGCTGACGATCTTTCCTTTATTGCCTTGGGAGATTTTATGGCGAGAGGCTGGAGAATGGTGCATTCCAAGCTGAGACTTTACATCCGATCTGAGATTGTAAAGTTTATGACCGGATTGTTTAAAATTCTCGTACCATCTTTGTTCTGCGTCCAAGGCTTCTTCTTGAGAAACCTTTTCAAGGATCAGAAATTCAAAACAATCTTCGCCGTATTTTCTCCAGGCGTTTTGAAGTTTTTTGTTACGATGGGTATTACGGCGGAGATGATAACGATGAGATCCAAAACGGGCACTAAAAGATTGAGCCGTGCTACCTATGTAGCAGGCATCCGTGATTTTATTCCGGATCATGTAAACGCCGGTATTCATTCGATTGCACCTGCTGGCGATTGTATCATGGAGATTTAGAATGGAAAAGAGCGCATTTTGGACGACTAATGGAACCGGGGATGGAACCAGCGGGGGTTACACCGCTACGGAGTTCTATGATTTCATTCGCCGGCTGACGATCACCGACCAGGAAGCCACCCAGGGCGTGTTGAAGAACGTGCTGAACGAGCTGGCAGTGACGGGCAGCAGCTCGCCATTGGCAGTGGCCAGCGGTGTGGCGATCGCTCACGGGTTCTATTACGAGAACAGCGCCAGCCTGAACTTGACCGTTACCAGCCCGATCAGCGGGACCACCGGCGGGCGGGTTAACCTGAAGGTGGACTGGACGGCGCAGACGGTGCGGGCGGTGATCCAGATGAACACGGACGGGGTAGCGGCGATCCCCAGCCTGGTGCAGACTGCCGGCAGCGAGTGGAATATCCCGCTGGCGACGTTCACGGTCACGATCGGCGGGGTGATCACTTTAACCGACGCACGCAACTACTGCCAGTTTGCCAACTACCTGACCTCCACCAGCCTGGAAGCGGTGACCGGGCTTTCGGTGGTTGGGCGAGCGGCGAACACGACCGGGCAGAGCGCTGATATTACGGCCGGGTCGGACGCCTACGTTTTGCGGCGGTCGGGATCTTCGATCGGCTTTGGCCAGGTGGCCACGGATGGGCTCGCCGATGACGCCGTGACGGCGGCCAAGATCGCCGATAATGCGGTGACGGCCGACCAGATCGACGCCGGGGCGGTGGGAAACAGCGAGCTGGCCAGCGATGCGGTGGATGACACGAAGGTCGGGAACCGGGTGCCGCAATTCTATCGCCGGCAGGGCGGCGACACATCGGATTGGAGCGTGGCGGGAACGACAACTTATACGCCTACCACAGTGCGGATGCAGGCCGGGGCGGTGGATGTAGTCTTTTCGGCGCAGACCAGCAAGACTTTCTCGATCACCTTTCCGACCGCGTTTAGCAATAAGCCGTTGGTGATCTGCTCGATCAAGTCGGACGACTCGCCGGCGGCTTCGGCGATGGTGTATGTGACCTCATCCAGCACGACCGGGTTCAACGGGACCGTGTACTGCAACGGGAGTAACTCGGACACCTGGACGGTGCAATGGTTGGCAATCGGGCCGGAGTAAAGCATGGCAGAGAGCTCACGCTTTTGGAATACCAACAATGTCGGCGACGGTCCGACGGCCGGCTTCGACCGGGACGCGGTGGCAGCCTGGCTGCGCAATATCTGGGCGCAGGCCGGCTCGGGCGTGCTGCGGGGTGTGCTGAACGAGCTGGCGGTGACTGGAACGGCGTCGCCAGTAGCGGTCAACACGGGGGCGGCGATCGTGTACGGGCTGTACTACTGGAACACGGCGTCGGTTAACCTGACGGTGACCACGCCCAGCGGAGGCACCACCGGCGGGCATGTGATCCTGCGGGTGAGCTGGTCGGCGCAGACGGTGCGGCTGGTAGCGGTGCGCAACACAGACGGGGTGGGAGCCATTCCCAGCCTGACCCAGACGCCGGGCACCACCTACGAGATCCGGCTGGCCACATTCACCATCACCACCGGCGGCGTGATCACCCTAACAGATGCGCGCAGCTGGTGCAAGTTCAGCGATGCCCAGGATGGAGATGCTTTCTCGGGGGTGACCGGGCTGAGCGTGATTGGACGATCGGCCAACACTAGCGGAGCCAGCGCGGCGATCACGGCAGGAACAGACGCCTATGCCCTGCGGCGGTCGGGCACGTCGATCGGCTTCGGACAGATCGCAACCGGTGGGATCGCCGACGATGCGGTAACAGAAGCCAAGATCGTCACGGGAGCGGTGGGGGCCGATCAGATCGCGGCGGGGGCAGTGGGTAACGGAGAGCTGGCAGACAGCAGCGTGGATGACACCAAGCTGGGCAACCGGGTGCCACAGATGTACCGCCGGCAGGGCGGAAGCGCCAGTACTTGGGGAACACCGGGGACTACGGAATATACACCTGGCGAAGTGATGATGCAGGCCGGGATCGCCTCGGGCAGTATGTCCGCCGGGGTAGGCATCCAGGATTTATCAATCACTTATCCGGTCGCATTTTCGGTGGGTCCGTTGGTTTTGCTGACCATGGCTGTACCCAGCGAAGGACAAACTTATTATATCTGGCACCGGTACACGCCCGGGCCGAGCGCCATTACTGTGCATATCGTCCGGTTGACAACCACCAATTCAATCACCTACAGCATCCAGTGGCTGGCGATCGGAACACCGGCGTAAATCATGGCCGACTATTACCTTAACGTCTTTGATACTTCCGGGGCGCTGCAGTACGTGGTGACCGACTTCACCAGCCTGCATTACGTGCGCAAGGTCAACGCGCCGGGGCTGCTGCAGGTGGGCCTGCGGGGAGATCACCCGCTGATGAGCAGCCTGGCGGACAAGTGGCAGATCGAGATCTGGCGCAAGCCGGACGGGGGAGTGTTTGCCAGGGACTTCGTGGGCCTGGCCAGGCAGAACGAATTCTATTACGGCGCGCAGGGGTCGAAGGCGGTTGTCACCTGCCCGGGGCTGATGAGCCTGCTTTCCTGGCGGATCGTGGCCTACTACGCCGGGACGGCGGATAAGAGCAAGTTCACCAGCGACCCGGCTGAGACGGTGATGAACACGCTGGTGAAATACAACGCCACGGCGGACGCCACGGTGGTCAACGGGCGGCTGCGGGCGGGGGCGATCACCGGGCTGACGGTGGAGACGAACGGGGCAGCCGGGACCACGGTGGACTGGTTCTGCGAGTATGACAATCTGCTGGAGACCTTACAAAAGCTGGCCCTGATCGCCGGCGGCGACTTCGACGTGGTGAAAACGTCAGCGACCGCCTGGCAGTGGCGCTTTTACACCGGGCAGCTGGGGACGGACCGCACGGCAAGCGTGTTCTTTGGGCTGGAGCGGGGCAACATGGCCAACCCGACCTGGCGGGACATCCGCACGGACGAGAAGACGGTGTGCATCGTGGGCGGGCAGGGCGAAGAGAGCAGCCGGACGACGGCGATCCGCACCGGGACGAACTACCATGTGGACAACAACAATATCGAGATGTTCCAGAATGCCACGGACGTGGACACCACGGCGGGGCTGAACAGCCGGGGGGATGCAGCCCTGGACGAGCGCCAGGCGCAGCAGCAGTTCGAGTTCGACGTGATCCAGACGCCGGCCAGCCAGTACGGGACGCATTACACTTTGGGAGACCTTATCACGGCGGTCAACCCGTTTTCGGGGGCAAGCGTGACGCTCAAAATTGACGAGGTGGGGATCCAGGTGAGCGAGAACGGAAACGAAAAGATTGACGTAAAAATGGCGGTGGCGTGATGGCTGACCTGACGAGGATGCTCATCGAGCGGATCACGGCGCTGGAACGACGGCTGAAGGACTTGGAGCGGCGAGAATACACCAGCGGCGGGACGAGCCCGGGCAGCCTGACGGTGGAGGAGGAAGACGCCACGCCCAGCGTGGGCAGCGTGGACACGATCCAGGTGCCCAACGGGACGCTGACGGACGATGGCGGCGGGACGGTCTCACTGGATTACGCGCCCAGCGCCAAGGGCGTGACCAACGGCGACAGCCACGACCACGCCGGCGGGGATGGGGCGCAGATCGACCACGGCGGGCTGGGTGGCCTGGCGGACGACGACCACACGCAATACCTGCGGGCGAACGGTACGCGGGCGCTGAGCGCAGATTGGGACGCGGGCAGCTTCGAGATCCGGGCGCAGACGCTGGAGGCGGATGTGACCACGGGTACGGCGCCGCTGACGATCGCCAGCACGACGGTGGTGACCAATCTCAATGCCGACCAGCTAGATGGCAACCACGCGGCGGCCTTTGCGGTGGCGGCCCAGGGAGTGACGAATGGCGACAGCCATAATCACGCCGGCGGGGATGGGGCGCAGATCGACCATACCGGGCTGAGCAATCTCAACTCGACGACCTACACCCACCTGACGGCGGCCAACCACACCGACCTGACGGACGGCGGGGCGACCACGCTGCACAAGCACGATCATGGCGGGCTGGACGGCCTGACGGATGAGGACCACCCGCAATATCTGAGCTATCCGTGCTGCGGGCGGCTGACGTTGGAGAGCGGGGTGCCATTCTCGACGACCGACCAGTCGGCGAAGACGACGTTATACTTTACGCCCTATAAGGGCAACAAGATCTCGCTGTACGATGGATCGTCGGCGTGGGCCACGCTGAGCTTCACCGAGCTGAGCATCAGCCTGGCCGGGCTGACGGCTTCAAAACCGTATGACGTGTTTTGCTATAACAACGCCGGGACGGCTACGTTGGAGCTGCTGGTCTGGACCAACGCCACGACCCGAGCGACGGCGCTGACGACGCAGAATGGGGTGCTGGTGAAATCGGGGGCGACCACCCGGCGCTACCTGGGTACGATCTATATCAACTCATCCGGCGGGCAGACGGACGATACGACGGTCAAGCGGTATGTGTGGAATTATTACAACCGGCTGCAGCGGTCGCTGATCGTTACCGAGGCGACGGCGCACACCTACAACGGGGCGGCGCGCAAGTGGAACAATTCGGACACCGGAAACCTGCTGGAATACATCGTCGGCTACGTCGAGGGCAGCGTGATGTTTTACTATCGCGCCGGTTTGAGGGGCGGCGCGGATGGCAGCTATGCGGCGGTCGATCTGTACCTGGATGGGTCGATGATGAGCGAATATTATCGCCTGGGTAATTTCAACATTCAGACGGTCATTGGTGGGGCGGCATGGCAGCTGACGGCCAGCCTGGGGTATCACGCCGTGCAGGTCTATGAGCTCAGCAATCACGCCAGCAGCTATTTTGTGAATATGATGATGTCTGTCGGGTTGGGGGGATAGTTGAACCGCTGATTTCGCTGAACAAAAAAGCCGCTCAGGAAGCGGCTTTTTTGTTGTATGCCCGGACACGAAAGCAGAAATGATGGCGGAATGTGTGTGTACCGGCAGGTGCCCCCACGCCATTCAACGTATTTTTCGGAGATCCATTCAGAAAACTCCATACCTGAATTGTATCTCTAATCTTGAATAGTCTTGACAATTTGCGACAATGTCGTATAATCTGACTTGGTCATAAATTATGACAAGGACAGGAGGTCGAATGGCGCTGAAACAGAAGAATAGTTCACTGACGGAAGATCAGATCGCAATGATCAGCGGATATGGCGAGAAGCTGGGCAACCTGGATTTCTCGGCCACACTGCGGATCATTATCCGCGAGTGGCAGGAGATGAAACAGCTGCGGGTGGTAGCGATAGGCGAGCTGCCGCGGCCGGAGGGGGCGCAGATCGTCCCGGTGGTGCACGTGCAGGCGGAAGATTAGCCGTGGACTGGACCGTCGAGCTGACGGTGAAATACGCGCCGTGCCCGCCGGAGCAGGCTGCGGCGTGGTGGGCGGCGATGAAAATTCTATGGGAGATGGCAGGCATGAGGATCAATCCAGATCACCGGGGACGGACGAGCGACGGCAGGGCGACTTACCGGCCGCTGATCCAGTGGGACGAGAACGATTACCCCCCAGATAGCAAATATTGGATGAGCCTGGCGCACCAGGCAGCGAAGCAGCTGGCGGAGCGGATGGGCTACGAGGCGTATTGCGCCTGGATCGATGCCCAGCCGGAGCCGGCGCACTGGCGGGGGCTGTACGATCTGATCAAGGCGAAGGAGGCTGAGCTGGACGGAATTGGGGCACAGCTTCAGGATAGCACACTCCAGGGGGCGGCGGCGTGAACGGGTGTGGATCGGCGGCGGATTGGCGGCTGATCGGCGCCATTTGGGTCGGGCTGTTCTTCTTCAGCCTGGGCTACAACTGGCTGATGCACGTGCTGGGGGAGCGCAAGGACGGCTACACGGCGCTGTTCGTGGTGGGTGGGGTGCTGGTGACCCTGGTAGGGCTGGCGCTGATCGATTGGCGCTGTGCGCTGCTGGCGCTAACCCTGTTTGCGGCGAGCGGGCTGCCGATGGTGATCGGCGATATGTACCGGGCGATGCGTAAGCGCGACCGGATATTGGAGGCGCTGAGAGAGGGGAGGCTCACTACGGAAGACACGGAAAAGAAACCATGACCGCACGCAGGCCTTTGCCGTATGCGGCGGTTGGGCTGATCGACGAGGCGCTGATGGCGCTCAGCGAGGCCCGCAGGCAGGTGCGACCGCTGCTGGAGAAGGGCGACATCGAAGTGGTGGCCAGGGCCGGCAGGGCGCTGGACCAGGTGAACCAGGCGATTGGGGCTTTGAAGGAAGCCCGGCAAAAGGAAGGGTGAGATGTACGTGGTGAAGCCGATTGATATCGAGACTTTTATCGAGGATGTGCCGGTGGCGATCCAGTTCGCGGGGCATTTTATGCAGCTCGAGCCGGGGAAGAGCGACCAG